ACCATTCTTGACATGATGGATGTATATGAGGATCTTGATAATCATATTATCGAGTGTGAGTATGACGTTCGGTGTTTTGGTTTCGACCCTTATAACGCAAAAGATTTTGTAGAAAGATGGGAAGCGGAGAACGGGCCATTTGGTATTGTTAAAGTTATTCAGGGCGTTAGGACCGAGTCAGTCCCGCTTGGAGAACTTAAGACATTGGCAGAAGAGAGAATGTTGTTATTCGATGAGTCGTTAATGACTTTTGCAATGGGTAACTGTATTACTCTCGAAGATACAAATGGTAACAGAAAACTGCTTAAAAAGAGACGTGAACAAAAGATAGATAACGTATCGGCGATGATGGATGCTTATATTGCTTATAAGGCAAATAGAGAAGCATTCGAATAAGGGAGGCATTGCATGCCAGAATATTCATTTACTGACAGGTTAAAGCACGCTTGGAATGCTTTTACTAGCAGAGATCCAACGCCAAATTATGGTTTTAATTACGGTGCTTATTCATACCGTCCGGATCGTTTTAGAATGACTCGGGGAAACGAGCGATCCATAGTTACATCGATTTATAACCGAATAGCTATAGATGTCGCAGCAATCGATCTAAAACATGTATATCTGGACGAGAATGATAGGTATATAAAAGACGCGAAGTCGGGACTTAACAATATCCTCACTCTTGAGGCTAATGTAGACCAGACATGTCGCGTCTTTATTCATGATCTTGTTATGTCAATGCTTGATGAGGGTGTCGTATGTGTTGTTCCAACCGACACATCGATAAATCCTAAAGTTTCAGCATCATACGACATCCAGACCATGCGAACCGGGAAGATAACTCAGTGGTATCCGGATAAAGTCAGAGTAAATCTTTACAATGAGAGAACCGGAAAGCACGAAGAAATTACCCTTCCTAAAAAGATGGTTGCCATTATTGAGAATCCGTTTTATTCGATAATGAACGAACCAAACTCCACACTTCAGAGACTTATCCGCAAACTTAACTTGCTTGATTTAGTTGATGAGCAGAGTGGAGCAGGGAAGCTTGACCTTATTATTCAGCTTCCTTATGTGATTAAAAGTGAGGCCAGAAAACAGCAAGCAGAACAGAGGCGTAAAGACATTGAAGTCCAGCTTGCCGGATCTAAGTATGGCATTGCTTATACAGATGGAACCGAGAGGATAACTCAGTTGAATCGTCCTGTCGAAAACAACCTTTTGAAGCAGGTTGAATACCTGACCAACACACTATACGGGCAGTTGGGTGTTACCGAAGACATCATTAAGGGTGTTGCCGATGAGAAGACTTCTCTGAATTACTATAACGGAACCATTGAACCAATTCTTGCGACAATTGCGCTTGAATTTAAACGAAAGTTTCTAACCAAAACCGCTAGATCTCAGGGCCAATCAATCGAATACTATCGAGACCCGTTCCGTCTTGTTCCGGTTAATGACATCGCAGAAATTGCAGATAAGTTTACAAGGAATGAGATTATGACTTCTAATGAAATTAGACAGGTCATCGGGTTTAAACCTTCTGACGATCCTAAGGCTGACCAGCTTGTCAACAGTAATCTGTATCAGGAAGAACAGCCTATGATGCCAGAGGAGGAAATGCCTATGGAAGAAGAGGCTTATGCAGAGGAAGAAGACATGTCTATGGACCCAGCGTCAATGCCGGTTAGTGCTTTAATGGAGTAGAAAGGAAACATTCAAAATGGGAGCAAATTATGATTTTAGTGGCTGGGCTACTAAAAACGATCTACGCTGCTCCGATGGAAGAACAATCAAGCGGAATGCATTCAAGGATAATGATGGCATGACTGTTCCTCTTGTGTGGAACCACATTCATGATGATCCGGGTAATGTACTTGGCCACGCCCTTCTGGAGAATAGACCGGAGGGCGTTTATGCTTACTGCACTTTTAACGACACTGAGTCCGGCCAGAATGCTAAACAGCTTGTTCAGCATGGCGATGTTAATTCGCTTTCTATCAATGCTAATAAGCTTAAGCATCATGGAAGAGACGTTGTTCATGGCGTTATTAGAGAAGTAAGTCTTGTTCTTGCAGGAGCAAATCCTGGTGCGATAATCGACTTTCCTATTCTTTCCCATAACGATCAGGAAGATGATTCAGAGGCCATAATATCTATGGGGTATGAAAATGTTGAACTTATGCTCGCTCATTCTGATGAAGAGGATGAGATAACGGATACAGAAGAAGCTTCTGAAGAATCTGAAGAGGTCGAAGAGAAGACCGAGGAACCTGACGATTCAAAAGAAGAGGATAAAGAAGAATTAGAACACAAGGATGATTCAAAAGAAAGTGAGGAAGAAATGGCAGAAGGTAAAGAAAAGACTGTTCAGGATGTATTTGATGAACTGACAGAAGAACAGAAGAACGTTGTTTACTACATGATTGGTCAGGCTCTGGAAGATGCTGGAGCTGGCGAAGATAATGAAGGAGAAGAGGAAGAAATGAAGCATAACGTATTCGATAACGATTACGAAAGAGATGATGTACTTACACACTCCGATCAGATGGATATTCTCAGAACCGCTAAGGAGCCTGGCATGTCCTTCCAGATGGCAGTGAAGTCTTATATGGACGCTAACGGACTTGAGGGCGAGCTCATGCATGATGCTGCATCCAGCGGTTTCTATCAGACTCCGCCGACAGCTGGTGCTCTGACAGTTGATGCTCTGTTCCCAGAGTATAAGGATGTTAGACCTGGTGCTCCGGAGCTTATTACAAACGATCAGGGATGGATCAATACGGTTCTCAGTAAAGTCCACAAGAGCCCTATGAGTAGGATCAGAACTCAGCAGGTTGACATCCGCAATATCGATGCTCTCAGAGCTAAGGGTTATACAAAGGGTAAGCAGAAAGCTCAGACTGGTAACTTCCAGCTCGTAAGAAGAACTACTGATCCGCAGACAATCTATGTTAAGTCTGCTCTCCACAGAGATGACATCGTAGACATCACAGATTTCGATTATGTTGAGTATCTCTACAAGATCGACAGAATGAACCTTAACGAGGAACTTGCTATGGCTATCATGCTTGGCGATGGAAGATCCGATGCGGCAGATGATAAGATCTCGCCAGAGCATATCAGACCTATTTGGACTGACGACGATCTCTATACAATTCATGTTGATGTTGACGTTGCTGCGATGAGAGAGACTCTTCAGGGAACAGAGACAGGAAGCTATTTCGGTGATAACTATGTTTATGCAGAGG